ATTTCTGCATCAGTTTGTCTGAGAACTTTTCTGCGAACCCATTCATTGGAGTAGAATCTTCCGATATAAGGTTCAATTACAGCAAGAGTTCCCAATCTCTCATTCATTAATTCACTTTCTTTTAATTCTGCAAACTGATTATCATATAAGAAATCATACTGAATATGTTCTCTAATAGATTCCCAATCTTCTGCGGCAACAATATTCTTAAGGATTAATTGAGTCTTAAGTATATCATTAAACATTTGAGCAAATCTTTTTCTCAAACGACCAACATACTTAGAAAACTTTATCTCATCTCTCAATATTTCTGATGATCTTCCAAGATTAAATCCACCATCATTAGCAATTCTAGATTCTGGAACACTAAGAGAACGGTATAATTTTTTCTGGAAATACTCAATATCAGATAGTTCACCTAAATTTTGACCACCTGGAAGTGTAGTAATTTCTGTTCCTCTACCACCTTCTCTACGTGGTAACCAGAAATCTTCCATCATAGACATGAACTTACGATCATCTCTAACTTCACCAGTAGCAGCATTATAAACAAGTTTATTTCTATAACGATACATTACCTCTTTAAGGTATTGCTCTGCCTTAACTTTTGGTAGATTACCAACATCAATATAGAATATTCTTCTTTCTGGAGCACGAGATAATCTGTAGATAACAAGAGCATCCTCAATCATTCTAAGTTGATTAAGTGACTTAATTGCCTTATGTAAATATGAAAGAATATTACCTCTATTCCTATCAACCAATCCTGATGTACAATATGTTATTGCATCCTTTGCTATCTTAACACCTTTATTTCCACCTCCACCAGTCATCATTCCTGATGGGTAGTTGGGTTGTGGTGTATATACAAAATACTCATCTATTTCTGGATTTACAACCTTTCCATCATCACCACGATCTCCCTTAACAACAATATAATCATCTCTTTGCTTTTTCTTTTCTTGTCTAACAAATCTAATTTTTAATGAATCAATATATCTTAAATCTTGAATACCATCTTGTGGTCTTTTCTGATCAATAACTTTTAAATAACATAACTTACCATCTATATACCAATTTCTAAAGATTTCATGTGCCTTTCTATCAAAATCTAATATCTCTTTAATATGTTTAAATTCTTCTCTAATTAATTTTTTTAATTTATCACTAGCATTTAAATTAGAAAGTTCTATTTCTACTGGTGAGTCGTATAAATCACTAACAATTGCCTCATTAACAATATCTTCAATGGCACTATCCGCTTCCGGATGAAGTGCCATTTCCCGATATCTTCTTATTAAATCGAACTCGTTTTTATATACACCTTCAATATGTACATATTGACCATAAAATCCACTAGAAATATAGAATTCAGACCCGTCCTCATCAGTTTGAGGAACGGGTGAAACTATAGATTTGGATTTTTTTTCTGTATCCTCAATCGAGAAACCAAAGAGTCTTGCCATATTATAATTTGGATTAGTCTGTTGTTATTATAGCACTATTTATCTAACATCTTCACCACCCGCTATTGGGCTTGTTCCTTTAAATGCTTCCCACCAGTGGACTTGCATTTCTACGGTGAAGTCTTCAATAGTGTCAACAGTTTCATAACTTAGATCTATTGCCGAAAGATTGGTTGGGTATATATCCCAGAACTTGTAAGATCTGAGTATAGAACCATCACGATCTAATTGATGAACCATTGCATCTTTTTGATATTGCTCTGGATTTGTTAATCCAGTTGCATCATCCATTTTATTTATAGTATTCATCCACTTTTCAAATGCGGAACGAATAGCAAAATCAGCATCGTTAATAACTGTAATTGTCCATGTTTCAAAAGTTCTGTCTCCAGCAACTTTTAAAATTCGACCCCTAAAGGGGATATCAATTGGAGTTATAGATGATGCAGGAAGAGCAGCAGTTTTTACAAGAAATCTTGATTTTTGTAAAATATCGTTTGCTACTGGAACAGCATCTGGGAATGCTAACTCAACCTCAAAGAGATTCGGTCTAGCACCTCCACCAGCTAATCTGCTTTTAAAATCACTAATTTTCCTTAAAGGAATAGTGTTAACTTGTTTGCGGCTTGCCATTTTTTAAACCTCTAATTAAACGTTACCTATTATTTCTTCAAATGAAACGCCAGTTCTAGTGGCAACAAATGTAAGACCAATAAAGTTAATTGATCTTGCAGGCTTAATGTATATATCTGCAATAAACTCATTTGAATCGATTACGGCAGCAGTGTTATTTGTTTCATCACAAACAACAACATAATCCTGAATTCCTCGTTTAGCCTGAACGTCACGTAGGAATGGTTCAACGATATTAACGAAATTCGACCTAGTAATCTCATCGTTGAATTCGAATAACTGATCCTTAGCAGCAGCTGCAATAGCATCTTCAAGGTAGATGAATAATCTACGAACATTAATTCTATCAAATGCTGATGCTCTACCAAATCCAGTTCTATCACCAAATAGAACAATTCCTGCTCCTGGTGAGTGAATTACTGGATTAATTCTACTTGGATAGATTTCATCTCTTTGTAGTTTGGTTGGATTGTATGCCAACTTAACTGCATTGAGTATAGTTCCTCTATCTGTTCCTGCTGGTGAGAACCATGGGAAATCATTAATATCAGTTCTTGCACAAGTTCCTGCAATATCCCCATTTAAAGGAATCCAACGGAACTTATTATTAAATCTATCAAACATATACTTGTATCCACTATCAAATACAGCATATGATGAAGATGTTATTGAACTATACCAATCTTTTACTGATTGTGTAATCTCACTATCCTTTTTAATTAGTGATTTTGAATCATCTGAAGATGCAGTATCATCTATCATTGTAGATCTAGATGGAGAAATAAATGCAACTGCATCCTTTCTTGCTTCTGCAACAGCAATTGCTTTACCTGCTATTGCCTGAGTATAGTCAGATCCATGCTTTGCAGAACCCATCATTATAAAATCAACATCTACTGTAGTATCATTTTCAAATCTACCAATACCACCAATGATATCATCAACACCAGGATTTAATGCACCTTCGGTATTAATACCAGTTTTTCCACCATAATCTTTACCATTTGCTAGAACAAGATTTTGTGATCCACAAGCATTGAATACTGTTGTATCTGCTACTTGATCCCACTCTTGACTTGTTGCTGTATAACCATCAACCGCAGTAAATCCTGTGGCAATAGTATCAATATCATTTCCACCACCACCATAAATGAATGATGAAGCATTTTGTAAATATTTTCTCCAATATGAAGGAGATCCAACAGAAAATTCTGCTTCTTTTGCCTTAGATAATGATAAATTCTTTTCTAAAATAGTTCCTGCATTTCCACTAATTGCACCATCACCATCAATAACAACAACATGAAGTTCATCATTCTTAGAATTATATCCTGCTGCATAACCAGATGTTCCTGGTTTTTCTGCTACAGTATTCCATTTAATTTTTGTTGCACCTGCTCCAGTTCCGACAATTTCAAGTTCCTGCTGATCCCACCAATCTACTTCTGAAGTTGGTGTTTTATCAACAACAGTAGTTCCATCTGTTGAAAATCCAACACTTGCTTCACCATCAAATTTATATATTGCAGTATAATCTTTAACAGTAGTATCTAATTGAAGAACCTTAATAGAAACTGTCTTGGCAGTATCATCTTTTTCAGTAACAATACCTTTAAGAACTCCTGATTCAACTGTAGTTCCAATTCCAGTTGCAACGGTTTTGCTAAAAGCTTGTGTTACTCCCATTCCAACATTAACTGAAGTTAAATTAGGTAATGTAAGAATCTGATCTGCAGTATCATCTATGATTGCAACCTTAATATTATTTGCCCAACTTCCTGGGTTTTTAGCAACAACAGTAGTGTTTCCAATAGTATTCTCATCATATCCAAGTTCTTCATAATGCTCTTCATTTTTTATTTTAAGATCACTACTACCAGTTCTTGCATTCTTTATAGTTGTATCATCAGCTCTAATAACACTTAATTGACCACCATATGCCAAATAAGAAGATGCAACTAACCATTCCTCATATTGCTTATCTGTTGTATATGGTTTCCCAAATGTATTAAGAAGTTGATCCTCACTACTGATTGTTGTTGGGATATCCATTGGACCCTTTTCAAAAGCTCCAACAATACCTCCAATTTTGCCTGTAGTGGTGTCAACTCTCCCGTTAGTTAAGTCAACTTCCCTTATCAAAATTCCAGGAGATGCTAAATTTAAAGGCATCTTTTTCTCCCCTCGTAATCCAAATTTATCTAAAAATATTTATGAAAACGGGTATTTTCAATGGGGAAACATTGCATGAACATCACCAATCTGGGTATATCCAATCTTCAAATGGTTTACTTTTCTTCCTATTTTCTACAACTCTTCTAACTGTGCATATCTTACATTCATAAGAATATGATGATAATAAATCCTTTCTATTTTTACGTGTCATATAAAATTCTGATATTAAATCCTTAACTTCTCCACAAACTCTACATCTTCTTTCAGAAAATAAAAGATGACTTAACTTTACCTGTTCATCAATTTCCACTATTTTTCTGCTGCATATAAAGCAAATGTAGAAGTAGTTATAACAGTCATCATATTAGCAATGTGTTGTTTCACTTCAGAGTTACATACCCTACCAGGTATAAAGCAACCAAATATAGTTGCTCCTACTATTCCTAACTGGAATAAGATAACAATCCTTATAAGATCAATAACTTGCTTCTTAGTATCCACTTACCTGTAATCCCACATATATGAACGATCTCCATATTCATCAGTATGCCAAACATCACCATCCCTATCAACGGTAATTGCATCATCTTCTAATCCAGTTTCAATAAATCCAAATGGAGCCATATCTTGTTCTATTTGATTTCTTTGCTCTTCATAAATTCTTTTGCGAATATCGTTATCAGACATCTCTTTGAAGTAATCCTGTGCAACTAACCATGCAAATATAACTAAACACATTGCAAGGTCATCATTACATCCTTCTTCTGCTTCAAATGAATTGTGTTTTTGTGCAAAGGTAGTTAATTCTGAAATAATATCATAATCTGAAGTAAGTATTTTATCATCCTCCAGCATAGTCTTAAGATTACTACAACCCAATTTCTTAACTGCAGCAGTCATTCTCACACCAAGTTGAGTTTTCTTACCAGAAAAACCTTGGCCTACAATTTGACCATTTCTACCTCTCATGGTAGCCATCAAAATATTTTCATATTCCAAATCATATTGAAGAATACTTGCTACTTGATCTCCAATATCATTAACCTCTATTAATAAATATGCCTCATTATATGCTTTTGCAATATCAAGTATGATATTGGGAAATAGCATAGGTTTAATTTCATTATGTCTATACTTAGCAACAACCTTATAAGGAAATTCTGTTGTATCAAATACTATAAATGCAGAGTAATCATTTCCCAATCCTCTTGCAACATCAATCGTAATTATATAATTATGATCTTTTACTGGATTTTCGTAAATATCTAATCCAGCATTTCTTTGCATTGGTTCTTCATAGACCAATGTTCTAAGTTTAGCAGGATTTATTAA